AGTCAACGTCAGTTGGCTGGGGTTTGGTCTATGGGGAAGAACGGAGAGCGGACCATCCGCAGATGGGAGCAAGGCGACACGCCAGTGAACCCGATTGCGGCATACTGCATAAGCCTCATGTTAAACGGTCAATCAAAAACGTGATAAGGTAACAAACATGGATAATTTTCCCGCCTATAAAACCATTTCGACCGCTGACTTGATACCATACGCACGCAACAGCCGAACGCACAGCGATGTTCAGGTGGCAAAGCTGGCCGCGTCAATTAAGGAGTTTGGGTTCCTAAACCCGATCATCACGGACGGCGAAAACGGCATTGTTGCTGGGCATGGCCGCGTCATGGCAGCGCAGAAGCTGGGGCTGGAAGCCTTGCCTTGCATTGAGGCGGGACACCTGACAGACGCGCAGAAACGAGCGTACATCATCGCAGACAACCGCATGGCGCTGGATGCGGGGTGGGACAACGATCTTCTCAAGATCGAACTGCAGGACTTAGATGCGGACGGCTTCGATCTGACGTTGACGGGGTTTGATCTGGATGAGATGGCGGCCCTTTTTGATGAGTTGGTGGACGACAACAACCAGGAAAAAGAACAAAACCTCGAAGAACACGAAAACCAACTTCTTTTGCAATTTGAGTCAGAAGTTCAACTTGAAGAATGGTTTTCTAAATTTGAACAAATGGATGGCGTTACATGCAAAATTTTGTAGTCGATCTTAAATCCGACCCACCGTCAGGCTTTCGAAGCATTAAGGCAGCGCAGTCTGTCGATTTGAATGTTTCGGAAAAGCTAACGCATCACATGGAAATCAAAGCTGACGTTGAGACTTATTTCAATGTTGGTTTGATTATTGGCGCTTCTGGTTCCGGCAAGACAACCATGGCAAGTGAGATATTTGGATTAGACTGTTTCAAAACGATGCTGGATGTATCCAAACCAGTCATTGAGCAATTCCCAGAGTCAATGTCATATGCGGAATGCGCTGATGCTTTAACTGGAATAGGCTTGTCTCAAGTTGCTTGCTGGATAAAACCAGCAGGAGCGCTGTCAAATGGACAAAAAGCTCGCGCCGAAGCTGCATTGCAAATGGCATCAGGCAAAGATTTTGTTGTCATTGACGAGTTTACTTCAGTAGTAGACAGAAATGTTGCTAAGGTGATGGCGCATTGTGTGCAAAAATTTGCAAGAAAACATCAGAAGAAAATCACACTTATTTCTTGTCATTATGATGTTTTTGAATGGCTCAACCCAGATTGGGTTATTGATTGCAACGAAGGAACATATACTGATCGGAGGTTGGCTAGGCGATGCTTCAAAAAGAAAGAACAATTTGTCTTTGAGATTGCAAAATGCGACAGAAATACGTGGCACCGTTTTAGCAAGTATCACTATTTAAGTGATCGTTTGCCGGGAGGACATATTGAAACGTTCGGAATATATCTAAATGGTCGGCAAATTGGCTTCCATTGTTTTGCAAATTACGTGCCGCACAGAAAAGGCAGCAAAAAAATCATGCACAGCAACAGAATGGTGATTCATCCAGATTATGTTGGTTTTGGGCTTGGGATGAAGGTCATAGACGCTTTGAGTCAATACATGACAGACGAAGGGTATGTGGTTATGGCAAAATTTAGCAGCATTCCCTTGTTGAAGGCTCGACAGAAAAATCCATTGTGGAAATTGCAGTCTGTTTCAAACAACACTCACGAGGCGCAAAAAAATCCTGGAGGAAATATGGCAAGAAAAGGTGGGTTTAGAATTGCCACAAAAACGTACTGCTTTAAGTTTGTTGGGCAAAAAAAAGAGCCGCAAAAAGCGACTCCTTCTTTGTCTATTTTTAAGAAAATCAAACATTAAAAATGTGCGCTGAATTGCCAAGATTGTTGATTGCGTAAATCATTGTGCGCCCATCGTTAAATTGACGAGCAATTTGTTCAGCTTCTTCAAGCGTGCTGCATGTTTTTACGTAACGACTTTTGCCGCGTCCGCGAACAACATTAAATTTTACCGCTGTTTCGAAGCACATTTTTTCGTGTGGAGTTGTAAAGTTTGGCGTCATTGGTTTGTCCTTGATTTTGCAGTGCGTTTGCTAAATAATAATACGCAGCAAAATTTATGATGCAAAGGAAAAAATTGCGTTATGACAAAGAAAAAAGCACGGCCACCACACGCGCCAACGCAAGAGCAGCGCCAGATTGTGCAGCTACACGCGACCATCGGCACGCCTCAAGAAAGCATAGCCCGCATCATCGGCATCGACGCCAAGACGCTGCGCAAGCATTACCGGGATGAGTTGGACCTTGCGATTGCCAAGGCCAACGCGACTATCGGCGGTGCGTTGTTCAACAAAGCAAAGGGCGGCGATACAGCAGCGCAGATATTCTGGATGAAGACGCGGGCGCAATGGCGCGAGCGTCAAGAGGTTGATCATACCAGCAGCGACGGCAGTATGAAGCCGACAACCATCATCATTGCAGACGCAGATGACGACAACGACGGTTAAGCTGCCCAAGAAGCTGCGAAAGGTTTACGGGCCGGAACGCGGCTCGGTGAAGTATCGAGCGACCTACGGAGGCAGGGGCAGCGCCAAGTCATTCACAGCAGCATTGATGGCGGCAATCTGGGGTTTCAAAGACCCTATTCGCGTTTTGTGTGCACGCGAGTTTCAGGTATCTATCGCAGAGAGTTTCCACGCCGAACTCAAGGCGGCCATTGCCTCACAGCCTTGGCTTGAGGCGCATTATGAAGTGGGTCGGGATTACCTACGCGGGGCCAACGGAACGGAGTTTATCTTTCGCGGCCTTCGTCGCAATGAGCAAAGCATCAAGTCGCTGGCCAAGATCGACCTGACGATTGTGGAGGAAGCCGAGGACGTGCCAGAGCCGTCATGGCTTGCGCTTGAGGCAACTGTCTTCCGACAGCCCAAGTCCGAGGTATGGGCAATCTGGAACCCGCGCGAGGAAGGCAGTCCGGTGGACAAGCGGTTTCGTCAGAACCCGCCTGCCGACATGCTGGCCGCAGAGGTGCAATGGAAGGACAACCCGTTCTTTCCCGAAGGCCTAGACGCGCTCAGGAAGCGCGAGCAACAGCGCCTCGACCCGGCGACATACGCATGGGTCTGGGAAGGCGCGTATCGCCAGAACAGTGATGCTCAGGTGTTCGGTGGCAAGATCGAGGTACGCGAGTTTGAACCCAACCCGCGCGAGACAGCATGGCGCGGTCCATTCTTCGGAGGTGACTTTGGCTTTTCACAAGACCCGACAGCAGCAGTGGAAATCTGGATCAACGATCAGGATGTTTACATCTATCGGGAAGCATACCGCACGGGCTTGGAACTGGACGATACCGCGTCGTTTGTTATTGGCCAGATACCGGGCTTTGAACGGGAAGTAAGCCGCTGGGACAACGCCAGGCCGGAAAGCATCAGTCACCTGACACGCCACGGATTGCCACGCGCTCAGGCTGTTTCAAAGTGGCCGGGAAGCGTCGAAGATGGCATCGCATTCCTGCGCTCATTCCGTAGCATAGTAATTCACCCAGATTGTGCTAATATGCAGCGCGAAAGCCGCCTGTATAGCTACAAGGTGAACGACAATGGCGATGTCACGTCAAAGGTTATCGACGCGCACAACCACGGCTGGGACGCCGTGCGCTATGCGTTGCAACCGATGATAGGCGGCGGCACAGGGCAGATATTCGGAGTGCTATAAATGGCGTTGTGGCCTTTCAAAAGACAGACAGAAGAAAAGGCGCACCCGGCTGGCAGCGCATTGATGATTGGCGGTGGTCCGTCATGGGCGCGCAAAGACAAGGCGCAAAGCTACATCACCGAAGGCTATCAGCTTAACGTGATCGTCTATCGCGCGGTGAACGAGATCGTGAGGGCGGCGGCATCCATTGACCTCGAACTGTACGGGGCCAATGGCGACAAGATCGAACGCCACCCGGTGCTGGACCTGCTGGCGCAACCGACACCCGTGGCGACGTGGGATAGCTGGCTGACTGAAATGCTGGTCAATCGGATGCTACTGGGCGAGATGGCAACCAGCGCAGACAACCCCGGCAAGCCCGCCGAGCTATGGCCGCTCTTGCCGCTGAACATTGGCGTTATTCCTGGCCCGTCTGGCATCGCGCGGCAATACGTTTACGAGATCAACAACCGCAAGACCTTTTTCGACGTGGACCAGATCAGCGGCAAGTCTGACCTGCTATTCGTCAAGTCATACAATCCGTCCGACTATTGGCGCGGTCAATCGCCGCTGATGGCCGCTGCAATCGCTGGCGACACGCACAACGCCGGAATGAGGTGGAACTACAGTCTGCTGAAGAACAGCGCACGTCCGTCTGGCCTGATCCGGTTCAAAGGCGGCTATCCATCCGGCGAGATGGTTGCGCGGATGCGTGAGTATTTCAAAGCCAAGATGCAAGGGGCCGAAAACGCAGGCGAAATCCCGATGCTGGCCGACGACGCAGAATGGCAGGCGCTTTCACAGACCGCGCGTGACATGGACTTTTCCAACACCATGCGCGAGACGGCGAAGTACGTCGCGGCGGCGATGGGTGTTCCGTTGCCGCTGATTGACAACGACGCCTCGACTTTCAACAATCTGGAGCAGGCGAAAGAGCGCCTCTACACCGACACCGTGATACCGATCATGCGCGAGGTTCTGGCGGCGCTCAACAACTGGCTCTTGCCGCGCTATGGCGACGGGCTGGAGTTGCGCCTCGATCTGGACACGATCCCCGCCCTTGAGGCGCTGCGGGAACGGATGTTCAACCGCGCGGTGACAGCATACCGCGAGGGCCTGTTGACGCTACAGGAGGCGCGGACGCTCATGGGCTACGAGCCTGAAGCCGAGGGCGAGTTTAAGCCAACACCGGGCAGCGGCATGTTCGATCTACCGGCGGACGACATCAAGGCGCTGGCCTATGGTCTGGATCATGGCTAAACCGGCATTCATCCGACACAGCCCGGAACGTGAGGCGGCAATACAGCGCCGCTTGCTCGACAAGCTGGAGGGCCAGTTTCGCCGCAAGATCGCCGCGACGATCCGCGAAGAGAGCGGGCAACTTATTCGGGGCTATGAGAATCTTGGATACGTGCCAGCCGCGACCGATGACGACTTTCGCGCATTCCGTGATCTATACATGGAGATTGGCCTAGCATCGGCACGCACGTTTGGGTCGCGGATCGTATCGCAGGGCAAGGCGGCAGGG